CGGTGTCCTCCTTGCAAGTTCACCGCTCTGGCGGTATCATTTCAACTTGTCTGCAAAAGTGGAGAGCTGACCGAGAGGCCGAAGGTGCTCGCCTGCTAAGCGAGTATACCCCAAAAGGGTATCTGGGGTTCGAATCCCCAGCTCTCCGCCACTGATTTTTTCTATTTCCGCAGTTCAGCAGCCATTTTCTTTCCGATAATCTTGGACAATTTCTTGTAGAATTGGGAGAGATTTGGAAATCTCTGACCTGCGCATACATTCTACCATTGATCGTTCTTGAAAAGTTTTGGACGATTTTTGGAGAGAAAAAGGCATACCCGATGGGGGTATTAAATAGTGGGTTACAGAACGAAAAAAAGGCACCCTGAAGGATGCCTTTTTCTATCGAAAATGCAAACGCTATTTAGCCAAAGAGAGCTGTAAAAGTATTCTTGCCGGCAACGCCATCCTTGGTAAGACCACGCGCCTCCTGGAAAGCTTTGACAGCAGCGAAGGTATTATCGCCGAATGAGCCATCGAAGCTATCCTTGTAATACCCAAGGCAGATGAGCACAGCCTGTAGCACTCTCGTGATGTTGCCTTTCGCGCCCTGACGGACGTTGACGCATGCGGCCTTAGTCTTCTTGCCGAATACCCCATCAACTTTAAGACCTGCACCAAACTGCCTATTGAGTTCATACTGCAGAATCTTGGTCAAAGCACTCTTTGTCTTTGGGCCGTATTTTCCGTCTACGGCAAGCTTGAAGCCTAAGATGCCGCCGTAATTGGCGTTAGCCCAGCTTTGTACGTCGCTGATGCTCGGATTGGCCTTTTGGGTAGATGGCTGAGGGCTTGGCGCAGATGGTGCAACATAAGTCGTACCATCGAGCTTTGCATTGACGGCCTTCTCCAGCTCTTTCATCCGCTGGTCGAGATAGGTGCCTGGGCAGTCAGTGCTTGAGAACATCTTATGCTTTGTTAGAGAGCCGTTGCGATCTCCTGTGTAGTTCAGCCCCGGGCGACCGTCTGCGCGCTTGATGCCAGGATTGCGTCGGATGATGTCAACGCAGAGATCTACGAGAGTGTTCCATGCTGCTCCAGAGACAGGCCAGTTTCCGCCGCATTGCGAATTGGCTACCTCGATGGTCACAGCGCGCTGGTCGTTGTATGCGCTCGAAGAAGTCCATGGCCTATTAGCCTCGTCAACATAAAGACCCACACGGCCGTCTGATCCGATGCCGTAATTCGATGAAGCCTTTCGGGACTTAGGCGCAAAGACATTTCCGCATGTTTCGATCGACAGGTTGCCGCTCATATGGTGAGGTGTGATCTTCGAGATCATCTGAGTACGCTTCCCTGAATGGTTAGGGGAGAGGTGCGTATGCTTCACGAGAGCTGAATTACTCATCGTCATCATCTCCCTTCTGGTTGGTAAGTTCTGTCCACATCTCTTCTGTGGCTTCCTCGCCTTCAGGGATCTCTACCTTGTCCGCGTCAGGGATGCTGATTCCGTTAGTTGGCATTTTTGAGTCCTTTCTACTCGCTACCGCCGATTTTTGGTTGCGCTGCTGAGAGGTTGCGTGCGCGGGTATCGGTTTCGTCATGAGGCTTTTCGAGTTCAACCGTTACTTCTGCACGGTCTGGGTCGTGCGTTTTGAGCTGTTTAACGACTGGCAGTTCTGCGATCGTTGGATTGAGTGCGGCGAGGTTTTCCAAAATGCTGATAATCTCAATAGCCACAATGAATGCACATACGACTCCAACAGCGGGTACTTCGGGGATTGTGAAGCCTAGCGTGGCGGTCTCTGTGTTGATCCAAACGCTTCCGACTTCCCACATATAGGCGAGTAAGATCAAGCCGAAGAAACCCGCCTTATGCCATGCTCCCTCGCGCATCTTCCCTGATTCGATCGTCTTGTTCTTTGCGGCTGCTGCGAACCCTGTGAGGATGTCGAAGAGCATCATCACCGCCGCAACTGCGATCGGTTGCCATTGAACAATCAAGGCTTCCATTTGTCCTCCTTATTAGGTCATTACTCTTACGCCGTAATAATCGGCCAGGTGTCGCTTTAGCTTTTAATAGGAAGGACTGACCATGAACCTAACCACCATCGCTCGCGAGCATTACTTGCCCGCCATGGAAAAACGAAACTGCCCGGATACTGCCGAGTGCTATCGCTCCTCGATCGAGCTGCATGTGATTCCGCGCTTCGGCATGATGGAGCTTGAAGAGATCGAGCACGAAGACGTGCAAGACTGGGTCAACGAGATTGCGCCCGAATGCGGTGTCGGCGGTGCTGAAAAGGCCTGGAAATGCCTTCGCCAAATCTTCAACTGGGCAATGAAGAAATGGAAACTACGACTTTGGAATCCATGTACAGACGTTAAGATGCCGCGCAAGACGGCATATAAGCCTGAAGTCTTGACGACGCGGCGACTGAAGAAGCTCGTGCGTGGTTTCGTTGGCCATGAATTCGAACCAACGCTTATCATCAGTGCAGCCCTGGGTTTGCGCCCTGGGGAGAACTATTTCTTGTCGTGGTCGGACATCAACTGGAGAACGGGTCTCGTGCCTATCAGAGGGACGTATAGGTGGTTCCGAGGGCAATTCTGGGAGTTCATGCCGAAGACCGCCAAGAGCGAGCGAGATTGCTTTTTACCGCAATGGGCACTCGATCGCCTGCATCAGATTTGGGTTGAACGAGGAAGACCGAAGGGCAGGATCATCGGGGAGAAGAAGCCTTACCAGGTTACCTATGCGATCCAACGGCATATCAAACTGAATAAGCTACCAAGAATCACGATGAAGAATCTGCGGCATACCTGGGGCACGATCGCCGCGACCATCGGTATAGCGATCGCGACTGTGGCCAGCATGATGGGGCATTCGTCGATCCAGACAACCTATCGGTACTATTTCGCGCTGAGCAATGCGGCAAAGAAGAAGGTGCAGAAACGAGTAGCCCGATCAGTTCTCGGCAAGACCTGCGATGACATGTACAAAGGGATAATTGTCGTGCCGAATTTCGCGGCTGCAGCGTAAGTAGAATTCTGTATCCCGCATGGACGTAACAAAAATAACTAGCGACAACAACGGCTTGCGAATTTATTTCAGATCAAACAATCAGGATTACACGGCAGTCTTCAGACAAAACTTAAAAATCAATGGCAGCAAAATCGACATGTTGAACTCTGAGGGTAAGACAGAGTGGTCAATTTAGCATTCTGTATCCCGCAAGGCTGATGGAGCATATGTAGGTAGTTCAGGCGTTCTCTTGCTTACCTTCAAAAATGCCGCCGATGGATGGTACTACAGGCTAAGAGTTCAGAACAATAATTGCCTCGTGCAGAAAAGCGAGGACGGCTCTGATTGGATACTTGCTTAGTATTCTATATAGAACGAAAGTACAACACCAGTAGCTTTTTCTGTCTCTTGGCTAGCCGTTCTTTAAGTACAGGATAGTCGCGACTCCTGGGCTGCCTGAGAATGCCGTACTCGCGCGATTGAGGAAGTCGCATCGAAGCCTGGTGTTGTTGTTCTCCAGTCCGAAGTACATGGTGTAGAGATTCATGCCGATCTTCATGCCAACAACACCAACTGCTTTATAGCCAGCGATCGCGGGAAGGTCAGTACGCACGAGATTGCCATTGTTAGCAGCGATTTCAGTGCTAGAAATGGTAACTTCGCGCGTCTGGGATACAGAATCCCAAACAGATGTTTCGAGCTGCTGCTGGCCGACTGAATGTGGCGCTAACGCTGATCCGGGAATCTTCTTATCATCTGTAACGCCGAATAATGCCTTAGTGGCATTAAGTAACCAATCGCCGTATAGGTCGTCTACGACTACGAACTGCTGAGATGGTGTTCCAACAGTAAGCCCATTGAGAGATACTGTGTACAGCGGCATCTCAGCCACCGTATCCCCCATGTTAAGGTCGCCCGTAATGTGTGTGGGCACTACAGGGTCTCCCTCTTCGACTTCTGTGCCTTTATAAACAACAAGGGTTAACTCTTCTTTTGGCGAGGTCTCGAAGTGAGCGACCACAAGGTCGATGCGTTTCAGTCCAGGCGTACCGTTTTCGATGGTGATATCCTCGAAATTCCTGATATTCCACTTGTGACCGCAGAAGAGAGAGTCTCCTTCTAGGATGCGCATAGTATTGGAGTCGACCATAGAGGCAGACATTTTATCGCCAGTCTTGAACACATAAGCACCATTGCCGAATAGTCCAGCATAAGCGCGTGCGTCATCAGAGCTTTTAATGTGGGGGCCATCTTGAGCAGATGTAACGAAGTGAAGCGTCATGATTTAAGCCTCCTTGTCACAGATGAAGTCAATTACTTCAGCGTCTTGGCGTGCGGCAAGATCTCGATATTCTACATAGCAATCGTCACAGAGGGTATAGGAAACTTCTTCTCCGTATTGATCCTTATGGGTAACCTGATGCCATTTTGAGAGCTTTGAACCGTCACCGTCTTTGACATACTCGCGCCTTTCTTTTCCGTCCTTATGCGCACTTGCTGGACGGTCGCAAACATAGCGCGTGAAGTTTCCTTCTTTGCTCATTAGCTAACCTCGGTTTCTGTACGGGTCTCGATCACTATTTGGTCGTTCGAGATCGTGGCGATCTTTTGAGCGATGGTAGTAGTGACTGATACGTTGTGCTTGATCGATGTGCCACCGACTATATCGTCGATGTCGTATTTAGCTCCGTCTATATTCTCGAGCTTGCAAGTGTTCAGCCCGTCTTGCAGTTCGAGTATCTTCTTGCGGGTGTTTTCGAGCAGTTTGTCTGTTTCGTCCGAAGTTGATTCATAGGTATCTGCCTTATGCGCTGCCCCGAATAGCTTTTGAGTAGCAGATAGCTTTCCGTTGGCATCGGTATAAACGTCTACTACAGCACGATCTTTGAGCTCGCCTTTTCCGAGTCCGATAAGGTGATTAACAGGTCGAGTTGTATTGATCGAGAAGTCGACATTGTCGCCATCAACGCCATCATCAATATAATGACCTCGTTTGACAGCAGATAAGACTACTTTTCGAAGCTCAGGGTCATATGAGAACAAGAGCTTGCAATCAACGCTTCTGCAGAGTGATCTTAGTCCCTCATAGCCATTTACGTAACGTGTGAATTGGTAATTGCTCACGGTGTACCCGCTTGCTTTTGCTTCCGCGACCATGCACCAATCAAGCCCTAGCCGTGTTACCACTGTACCTATGATGACGTTGAGATCACCTGAGACGGTATAGTAATCGGCTCCCTGATTCGGTTTGATGATGTTGGTTTCCAAAAGACCCTGCCAGGTGCGCCCAGAGATGGTGATGTAGTCTTGCGTAGTGTCCACGCCTATTCCGTCGATAACGCCGCCGAACTCCATACCTTCGATCATAATGCGGTAGTCCTGCGCAAGCCCTATATCGGGTGGGACATTGAGCGAGAAGTTGTTGTTAACTCCGACCGTGAAGTCTCCCTCAGCATAAGGAACGATGCCAATCTCTTTGCCGAGCGGATTTGCATAGATTAGATCTGCCATGGCGACCTTCTTTCCTCGTAGATCGCTATCTCGATGTTGGGAGTGCCAGGCCATGATGCAGTATTGGTTCCAACAGGTATCTCGGCGAAGCAATGCGCGTCTTTCTTACGTACTCCAGCCGAGAAGATTGACGTTTCAGAACCGTCGCTAGACTTCAGAACGATGTCTTTCGTGCCGAATCCTTTGATGATGATCAACTGCCCTTTATCTGCGGTGGCGTTTACCTGATAACGATTGCGCCCGATGATCACATACGGGCTAACACAAGGTCCAGCAAACGATATATCGCACTTTGCTGGCAGCTGGAATGGGTTAGTGACGCTATCGTTCTCGTCGTTGCTCGCTAGATAGTTGTAGGGATAGTTGTAGGGGTAATTGAGACCAGCGGTTGGCTTTGCTGTGCGTTGGGTAAGGGTTGTAGTCACCTTACGCACCCATACAGGATTATCAGAGAGAACCGTTAAGCTTAGGTTTGCGTGACCATCGATGTATTGGTAGTTGCTCAAATCGCATGACTGGATATAGCAATACATATACGAATCGCCTGCGTAGAGGATGCCTGGTTTAGCTATATAGGTGTCATAGCTAATTATGTCTATGAATTCGTTGATGTCAGCGATAGACCCGCCCCTCAAAAAGGCATTGAGCGCGAACTCACGTATGCCATTGTTGAATGACGTAATAGTTCTACCTACTTGGGAGTACTCGGTCTTGATGTTGAATAGGTCATTGCCTCCGAAGTGCCAGACACTCTCTGCGCCGAACTCAACAGAACGACCTAGATTATTGACATACTTGAGCGATCTAATCATTAGATAAGCCCCTCCGTATCTTGTACAAGACGCGCGAATTCGCGCCCATTAACTTCAAGCACCCGGAGACAATAAGCCGCCATCATTTGAGGAAGTTCACGCCTGAGTGCAGATAATTCTTCGAGGAGCGCGCGCAGAAGCGATACCTCGGCCTCGCTAGAAGTTGCTCCAATGCCCTCCGCTACCGCATCAGCGAATGGCTGCATATGCCTACCTTGGAGAGGCATGGCTGCTTCTGGTCCAGCTTCGCCGATGCCGATCACTTGCGCTCCATTGAACACGGCACCCTTCGCGTACCAACCGATGCTAAGAGATGGGATTGAACCGTGTAGCAGGTCGCCTATCTGCCATCCAGAAGGATTGATCTTGAAACGAGGCATCGGGATCTTAGGCCATGAGATCTTGAAGCTGAAGAACCCTTTGATGGCGTTGATGATGTTTCGCACGACATTCTTCGCTGCTTCAAGCGGGGTTTGTATCGCTGATTTTATTCCGTTCCAGATCGAGCTGACGGTATTTTTCACGCCGTTGAATACGTTTGAAATTGTGTTCCTTATAGCGTTAACGATGCTGGATACGACATTATGGGCGCTTTGGATGAAATTAGAAATCGTCGAATAAATCCCAGACCATATCGATCTTGCTGTGTTGTAGATGCCGCTGAAGATGTTGTTCCAACCTCGTTGCAAGGTTGAGATGATCGACAGGACAAAATTCGAGATCTGCTTGATCGAATTGTTTATCGTGCTGCCGATTTTCGAGAAAATCGACGATACGAAAGAACTAAAGGAATTGAACCCGTTTATGATCGGCTGGATTACCGTCGAATAGAACCAAGATGCTATCCCGCTTACCGTCTGGCAGATCCCGTCCCACAGTCCGATCCAGAAGTTTCGGAATTCTTCAGAGGTATTCCATAGGTACATGAAGGCAGAAACGAGCAGACCGATCACGGTCACCACCACGCCTATCGGGTTCGCTCTCATGACGGCGTTGAGTGCAGACATTGTTGTGCTTACCAACTTGATCGCAGACACGATCCTAGGCACGGTAGTGAGCAGTGTTCCGATGGTTGACAGCACTGGACCAATCGCAGCTAAGATGCCGGCTATTACAACTACTGCCTGCTGTCCTGGAGCGGGGAGCGAAGAGAGCCAATTTCCGAACGCGCCAGCAACCTCAGCTACCATGCTCGCGATATTAAGGAGTGGGTCACCGAACGATTCGAGCGATCCTAAGACCGTACGCATAGCACTCTGGGCTTTATTGCCGAAACTATCTGATGCGGCATCTCCTGCACTCTGCGCAGCTCCTGCAACGTCTGAATAGCTGTCTTGCACATTGGCGAGAGACAGGATCATGCCCATAGCGTTGTCTTCGCCAAGGCTCGACCACGTTTCAGATGCTATCTGCGCGCGCTTGGTCTCATCGGTCATGCCAGCCATCTCGCCGATGACCGCATTCAAGACCTGCTCTGCTGTTGCTCCACCCTTCTTGTATTCATTGAATACATCTTGCGTGCTCTTGCTGAACTTGCTCATCTGGCCTTCAAGGCGACCGTCAGAGAGGCTCGTCAAGAACTCGTTAAGGAAGTCTCCAACCTTATCAAGGTTGTACGCGCCGTTTGACGTGCCAGCTTCTAAAAGGCTGAAGTACTTGCTCGCAGACATTCCTGCCTGCCCCCAGCGCACCGAGTATTCTGAAAGGTTGTCTCCAAGCTCGTCGGTGTAATTGAGACCACGCTGCATGCCTTTTGTCATGAGGTCGCATGCTTGAGTGCTGGTAAGACCAAAACCCTCCATGAGCGCATTAGTGCCGCGAATCGTCTCGTTGACATCTGCGCCAAAGGTTGATTCGAGCATCAATGCGGTCTCGGTGACCTCTTTTAGCCCGTTATCGTCGATATCTCTGATGGTGCTGCGGCATTGGATAAGAGCATCGGTGACCTGATCCATTGATTCGCCCCAAGCGCCCTCATAGATCTCTGTGCCGATATCCTTGAACTTCTCGGCTTCTTCCCGGGTAACACCGAAAGCTGCCTGGATACGCGCGGTGGAGCTTTCGTAGTCTTTCGCTACGCTAAAAGCGGCAGCTCCCGCAGCTACCACAGGAGCTGTTAGCTTGGCAGTGCACGCTGTTCCAGCATCCTTAAAAGACAAAGAGAGTTCTTTAGCTTTCTCGTTGCCTTTCTCGATGTCTTTCCAGGTAATTCCTTTAAGGTCCTGGTTCAGCTTCTTTATGTTCTTGGTTACGTTGGTTGCATCGAGAATCGCCTCGATGATCACGCGCCCATCAGCCATTTATGCTCACTTCTTGAGGGAGCCAAGTGCAAGTGCGAAGTCATCCATCGCTTGTTGCGCCTGTTCAACACTCCGATCATGTGAGCCTGGATCTGTTGTGCTATCAAGCTTGAACAGATTGTGCAGCCTGTCGAACTCTGCGATCTGTTCCTTGTTGTGTTTGGTCTTCTCTGGCCTGTTGTTCTCGTTGCGGTAATAGATCATGAGACCGAGTGGGGTACTGGTGGGCAAAGCTCCAACCAAGTAAACGAACTCAGACCATGAGAGCTTTTCGCGCTCTTCGTCCCAGTCGATCCCGTATGCTAGTCGCAGTGACACGCGGATCAAAGATGCGTCTTGTACTGGGTCCCATAGTGGCGCGTCGGTTTCCTTGTCACCTATGAGATCTATGCCGTATATCTCAAAAGCAACATCAGTGATGAGCTCTCCGAATTCTTCGAGGTCGATACAGCTCATGAGCGCCTCTTCTGGGTCTGCGAACATGAGCTGAATCGCTTCGATTCCTCGCGCATCGTTCTCTTCTTCAGAGTCTGGTTTGCCAGTGAGGAGCGTGGTCAATTTGATGACCGTGAGAGCATCGTCTCGTATCCAAAGCGATACGCCGTTATGGACGTACTCGCAAGCTGTCGTGCCGTCATCAAGCTCGACTCTGACCGAAGCGAGATCGTCTGCCGCGAGCATTATTTGCGCTTCTTTCGTGGTCGCGCTGGCTTAGCCTTTGGCAGATTCTTTGTCTGATTTTGAAGATAGACACCTGCTGCGCGAAGCTGTTTGTTGGAGCAGTGATCGTAGAGCCATGTCACCAATGCCGCGAAGACCTCTCCAAGCGTCATGATGTTCTCTTTTGGGTCTACGGGAGTGCCATCGCCAATGAATGAAAGGATGTCTTCCCACCCTTCTTTTCCAACGATCGCTGAGATGGTCCTCTTCATGAGGTTAACGAGAGCGTCTTTCGCTTGCTCGACATCTTCATCACCAGTAGCAAGCTCGATGTTCTTGCTCAACGTCTGAAACTTGCTGATTGCATTACCGACCTTGTGAAGTACCGTTTCGATGTTCTTATCACTGGTATTTACTGAAAGCACCACATCATCGCCGTCTTCAACAGGGATTACGATCTTCTCGTTCTCTTTGTTGATACTGAGAATCGTTGCCATGCGTGAACCTCCTATGTGAGCCAGAATAAAAAAAAGGGGGTTCGGATGGCTCACGATATCCGAACCCCTCAGCAAGGGATGTTATTTGAGGTGTCGCTATCTGATTACGCGGCAGAAACGGTAACCTTGATCTGCTTGACGATGCTTGGCTTAGATGCAGCTTTGATTGTCAATGTAGTGCTGCCGGCGGCAACGCCTTTGATGTTGCCATCAGCATCTACCGTTGCAATAGAGTCATCCTCGATAGCGAAGAAAGCCTTCTGGTTAGAGCCAGTCGGTGCGATGGTCGCATCAACGGCGGCAGTGCCTCCGACAGTCGTAGTCACATCGGTTGCCGTGATGGACTCTGGGGTGTTAACGTCATTTCCGATGACAATGGTGTCAATGGTGTCGAGCGCCATGGTGAAGGAGAAGTCTCCCTTTGCATTAGCGTCACCCATGCCAGAGCCGGGAACGATGTCGCATAAGTTGCACGTGCCTTGGAAGAACGTGCCATCTGGATGAGTCCAGCGGAAACCAGTCTTGCGGTCGTTGCCAGTAAGAAGCGCCTTAGACTGGACGAAATCCTGAACCTCTGAGCCATATTTGCGGAAACCAGTCAGAGCGATAGATGCTTTCACGTTAGTAACAGTGGTCTCGGTCTGGCCAAGCTTGTCGTAGAACACGTCCTCGTCTTTGGTCTCGTCAGATGCAGGTTGCACACTGGTGATACCTTCGAGCGCGGAACGCCAGGTAGGAGTTGATTCGTTCGGTGTAATGTCAATCTCGATCGCGTGGCAATAGTTAGGTGCGAAATCGAGTGGTTGTACTTTAGGCATTGTAAGCCTCCTAAACAGTGGTGATTTGACAGTTGATATTGAGTTCGAAGATGTGGCATCCGTTCATCTGGTCGATCTCTTGTGGTTGGGAGTCAACAGCTGATGAAGTGAGCCGATATGATCCGTTCTCGCTTGAAAGGTCGGCATTCGGCATCTTGTCAGCGATTTTGCTGGCCACCTCTAGTGCATCAGCGTATTTCTCTCGTGACACGACGATCCTGATCGGGAACATGAGATCTTGCGAACCATCGAAGTAGGTGTTCTCTGGGACGCTCCTACCCCGTATGACCGCTATTCCGCCTTTGGTAATGTCGGCGATCCGGCGTATCTTCGCGTCATCGTATCCCATATCCTGGATGCGATGCGTGACCACCTCAGCAAGGTCTATAACATCATCAGGAAGCATTCCTAAACACCTCCAAAGGTCACGCTGGTGTCTCCGCCCATAAGCTCTGCAGCCATCTTTTCCCAGTCCTCAAGGCGTTCATTTTTCGTGTACTCAGGCCAGTTCGGCTTGGCGCTCTTGTTCTTCACGTTGCGAACATGCTTAGCATTCAGAACTTCTTGAGCATATGGAGTGTTCCAAATGACCTGACCCCTCTCGAAATCTGATGAGATTGGCATGGAATCCCGCAGGGTACCTTCATCAACAGGGCAGTGCTTGTTCATGTCCGACCCTACGCGATGAGCGAATACAGCTTGCTTCTTGCGCAGAGCTTGAGCACCGAATCGCTTATTGACCCCTGAAATGTCGATGCTTATGTTCGATTTCTTGCTCAATTCACATCCAATTCCCAATGGTGGATATGCTTGCCGCACTTGTAAGCGTTGCAAGCGTTGACGATGTATGATTCCCCATTGATAACGACCTTAGAGCCGATGGGGATCTTAGTTGCTCCTTTGGAATTGACGGCATCAATCCACACACGGCCTGATGCGCCATCTGAGAGCTTGTAGGGAGAATTGATGATCTGCTCTGCTCTCTCAAATCGCACATTCTCTATCTCGAAGGGTTCGAGCCACCCATCGTCATAGTCGCTTGCGTAATCCTTAAAGAACACCTGCATGGTGTCCGGCATGACCGATTTCGGGATATGCCTAGCCATCGATGCCTCCGAAAAGAAGACCTGTACCAGAGAGGTGCATATAGATGACCTGCTTCATGTCCATCTGGTAGTTGGTTGCTCCGATCTCTGCAGATGTGTTCCCAGAGACGCTGAACGACCCGATGGTCATAGAGCCAACACCCTCACCTATGCCGCCTGACGCACCATACACGCTATCAACTTCAACTGCTGATGCGAGAGCGCGCTTCACTGCGTCGCTTTGGTCTTGCGTTTCGGCTTCGTTTGCGCCGCAGTAGTAGTTGACCCAAGAACGAGCTGTGAGATAAGAGACCTTGAAGTCATTCTCTTCCAGCGTTCCTCCCAGAGTCTTGTATTCGTCATAGGTGAGGTGTGGCAGCGACATCATGCGCCTTTCTTTTCCTTGGGAGCTTGCTCCTTTGGCTGCTCGGTTTCAGCAGCCTTAGTTTCCTTGGGAGCTTGCTCCTCTTGTACTCCTACGAGTCTCATAAGTGCTCCTTACGCTGCGGTATGGGTATAGATGAGGCCCTTCTTGTTCTCGTAGACCAAAAGATCATGGAACAAGCGGTACTGCCACAGATGCGCATCATCAGACTGATTGGTATCAGGTGCGAAGTAGCGCAGCTTCTGATGCTTTGCGATCGCAGCAGCAGCACGAGGGTCAACTACCATGAAGTTGATGTTCTTCGCAGTAGATGCCTTCTTGTAACCACCTGGAGTCTCATCAACGAGCGTTTCACCAGAGCCGGTCTTAGTGACACCATCGAGCAGGTCGATAGCGGTGTAGAAACGGGTCTGAGGAACGGTGACGATCTTCATATCGTCGAAGGTTACGAACTTACCGTTCGGGTCTTCTCCTTGTTTCAGATCGTAGTTCTGCTTCTTACGAAGAAGATTGCGATATGCAGAGGTGCAATACAGGATGCACTTGCTCAGGTCACCGCCGAGATCCTCGATAGCCTCTTCAGCCGTGAGGAGAGCGGAGAACGCATCATCGGCAGAAGAGAGGGTCTTCGCAACAGTAGCGCCAGACTTTGATGCGAGTTTCGCGAAGCGGATAGCATCAACCTCCGGCACGACCTTTTCGCGAGCGAATTCCTTCATGATGTTCGCGGAGACGATCGCGTCGCGCTCTTCATCATCGAGAGAATCGATAGAGAACTCACGGTCGCGGTCGAATTCGAGCTTCAAGGTCTCCCAATCGGTGGTGATTTTGCCACGCGTGAATCCACCACCGCGCGTATGGTCAGCAAGGCCATCCATCGCGATCTTAGCGATCTTGATCTCACCTGCACCAGACATCTCACCAAGCAAATCCTGGTTCATGTTGAGGTCAGAGGTGCAAGGACCTTTGAGCAAGGTTTCGTCGAGCTTGTTGGTGAACTTGGTTACGTATCCAGCTAGAGAATTAGCCATTTTTCAACACTCCTTAGTTGTCGAATACGGAATCGATCTTGTCTTCGATCGATTTGTCAGCAGAACCGATGTGCTTACCGCCGGTCTTGCCTTTTTGTTTTTCGTCTTCGAACAGATAGGGGCATGCCTCTTTGAGCTTCGAGATGTCACCGTCGTAGTCATCGAGGAGAGCTTTTGCGGCCTTGGTGTTCTTGCAACCAGCCATTTCGAGTTTGTGGGTGACGCGTTCATCGGCCTGAGATGCTTTCATCTCATCGATCTGCTTCTGCAGTTCTTTTCGGCCTTCTTCGGTCTTGGCTGCTTCGGCAAGCTGCTCTTGGAGCTTTGCGATCTCGGCATCCTTCGCCGCCATTTCTTTCTCATGGCGTTCCTTGTTGATGCCAGGCTGACCGTGCTTGTCCTTGATGCCATCGCCGTCTTTACCTTCGCCTTCAGCCGGCTGTTTGCCTTCTTGCTCAGGCTCTTGCTGTTTGCCTTCGCCTTCAGCACCTTCGCCGTCTTTGGGTTCAAGCTCTTCTTTTTCGTCTGCCATTACCTGTTCCTTTCGTCCTGGATTTGTTTGCGCGGTTCTTTCCGCATGCAGGTGGGTTTTTTGCGCTATCCCAAGCAAGGAGCAGTGTGGGGCAGGTGTCGCTTTTCGCATTTTGGGCATGAAAAAGCCCCTCGATTGAGGGGCTAAAGAGTTGAGTAGAATGGAGCAGGGTAGAGTGTTTAGTCTTCGTCTTCGTCGTAGTCTGGTGGCAGCGAGCGCAGATACGCAAATGCCTCCTTAACAGTTGACATTCGGATATTGTTGCCTTCTACGAAGATCTTTAATGGTGGACCTGTATAGGCAGGGGATCTGTCTGCGAAAGTGAACGGCTGATAAACATCGAAGCCATTCCAAGACCCTTGGTACTCAGCATCAGAGTAGCCGTTTCTTTTTGCAAATGCTATTACTTTGCTTAGAGTCTCCATTTAGGCTCCTTCCAGTACTTTATCAACTATATCACGGTTGAATTCAAGGCTGTCTACTCTGATGAGCATTGGGCCATCATAGAGCTTGATCCCTCCTATTTTGCTCGTGTATCTGATTTGCTCAAGATATTCGTCCATGGCGTTCTGTATCTCTTGCGTTTTCTTTCCTCTTTTTGATCTTGCGCCGAATATCTTCTTGCGTCGCTCGATCTCTTCTGGTGTGTATTCCTTTATAACTTTGTCTACATCAAGGAACTTCTCTCCGCTTTGAGGGTCATATAGCCTAAGAACACCATGCTCATCTCGGTCTAAGCTTATGATATGCCCTTCTACTGCGTTGCCTTTCCATCTGAACTGGAATGTATATCGCTCCCCAGGTTTCACCGTTTCATCAAGAAAGCTCTTTAGCTTTTGAGGTGTAGTAGCGGAGGTATCTTGAATGTAATTGGGATTTACTCCTGTTGTTGGGTCGATCCATGCTTTACGAGAATCTCTTGAGAGTATCTGCGTAGGAGCGTGCTCAGAGTACTCACGCGCTCTAGCTGTAACATCATAACCTCGTAGTCTTGCCTCAAAAGCAACAACGCATGTCTGACAGTTCCTTTTGTAGTCCTTTCCTTTTGAGTAATTTGGATTCACCCTGCCACCATTAGCTTTGTCAAATATCATAGGATTACCACGCGGTACATCGGCTAGCTTGTCAACATGCATTCCTGCACGTGCTTTCTTGGTGCTAGGCAGCTTAGCGTCTATCGAGTTTCTAACCTTCTCAAACAATCCTACCTGGTCTTTTGCGGTGAGCTTCGAGAAGTCCTCAGTCTTTAGTCCAAGTTCACCAAGCTCCGTAGATAGAGCTGACTTCATGCGAGTTTTAGAGATACCAGCCTTGTTCAGCTGCTTGCTCTTAGACTCAAGGAAGTCATCTATCTTTCTGCCTGATGCCTTGGGTACTTTCACCTTGGGCATGTCTCCCGCCCATTCTCGGCGAGGGGATCGTTGGAGAACTCCTGGGTTGTCGTTGATGAGCTCACGCATCTTTGCTTGCTTGTTCTGTAGTTTGAGCTTCGCTTTGGCGGCTTCTGCTTGGTTCTCCAGGGTGGGGTTGTCCTTGTAGAGTTGTTCGGCACCACTTAGCTCTCTCTTAGCATCCCTGATGTCGCGCTCGTAGGACCTTTGCTTCTGGGTGAGGTCGTACACTTCAGCGTTGCTCTTACCGCTAGGATGCTCAGGATCAGGCTCGTACATGCGCTTCATTCCGGGGAAGTATGCAGAATACGAATGCCTGCAGTTTGCTCCTCCTATGCCGTCAGCAACATCGCCCCATTTGCACGCGGTCTTGAAGTCTTTATACTTGACCCCGTCTATCACCTTGTCTCCATGGCGCGAGTAGACACGCCCTTCCCATTCGGCATGAGAGGGACGTGCTCCACCATGGCTCGATACTTCGACAAGCTCTACTCCCGCATCGTCAAGGATCTGTTCAGTCCTTCGCATGGAGTCCTGGAGTATCTGCGTTCTGATGTGGCGGCGAATTGCTACATCGACCTTGTTCTTAACGGTCTGCCTGCCAGTCTTGGTGTTCCGATACGATATGAGAGAAATACCCTCGCCCTCAAGTTTTCGTACAGCACTGTGTAGGGCTTTCTCTGTTGTCATAGCGCCAGTGTTCACTTGGGTGATTGCCCATATAGACTGAGTGAGGAATGCGGTCTGTGCAGACTGGACCATATTGAGGTTCTCACGTGAAAGGATGTCACGCACACCTGCTACTGTTGCTGCGATCTGTCGTGAGGTGATGGAGGGAAGCTCTACCCCCATGCCTTTCTTGATGCGTTTCAGGTCATCAGCATCGGAGCGTTTGAGAGCGTCTGATACCTCTTTTGACACAGATGCAGAGATTTCCCCCTTGTGGCTATTGAGGATGGCTAAGAGGCCTTGTGAGTTGCTTTGGGATAGTAAGAGAAGAGCGGTCTGCGATCGTTGGTTGGTTATATCCCCCTCGATCATGCGCTTTGTGAGATATTCGAGCATTTCGGACTCGATCTGTGTATAGACCGCCGCGGTCATCTCTCCTGCAGCGTTGAGGTAATCAGGATCTAACATGGTTAGAACCCGATATCCACTACTTCATCTTCAGATACCCAAGCCTTCGCTTCCTCTTCGCTCATGCCATAGAATCGCTCGGCGTACTTCCACTTCGGCAGAACTCCAGCAGTGATCTCAGAGAGCATCGTGTTCTTCTCTGTCTGTGTGTCGATGATCACCGAATCATCGAACTGTATGGAGATCTTTCCGAATTTCTCTGCGATAGGTGCACCGCAGTGCTCGCGAGCACAAGTAAGAAGAGCGGTGATGATGGTTTTGAGCGACCCAGCAATGGAGTTCTCATGCTTCCTCACATTGCGCATAAGCTCGCTGTTGTCGCTAACTACTTCTGTGGCGGTCTTAAGCCCTCCTGACTTATCGAGCGTGAAGTATTCCTGCCCGAATCCTGTCTGGTCACCGAACTCTGCCAGAGCGATGTTCAACGCTTTCTCCAATGGGTCTATTCGGATGTCTGGCGAGTAGACTTCGTAGAGATTCTTACCGCTCTCTCCGAGAAGTTTGCGGAAGATTCTCGATTTGGGAGCTTTAGGGATAGCATTGCCCTTCGCGTCCTTTTTTCGATAGTCGATCATCTTCTCGTCTAGGAATACTTTCGGCTCGGTTAGTTCTATCTCTTGGAATACTGCATCGAAGGAAAGATCTACTGCCTTTATTGCATCTATGGCATCAGCGAATACGCTCACCCCATATGCAGAGTTGTCCACGTAGGTGTTCTCGATGCCAGGGCGAACAAGCGCGAAGGTTGGGGTAGGGCATAAAGTCTCGAACTCTTCGATGAAGCCGCCGCTCTCTGGGTCTTGTGGCTTGCCATCGATCCATACGTAGGTGCGAATGTCATACCCTCGCTCTCCGATAACATGAATCTGCAGCTGGTCTGCTGGCTTGCCCTTGAAGTAAACACGTGAGACGAACGCGCACTCCGTACATCCGTCGTCATCCCATGTAAGAGGGACCACCATGCGCGCATCGCTCTTGCGCACCTTGATGGTCGTCTCTTCTCCTAGGTCGAACCATAATGAATATCCGCCTGTGCCTATTGCGAACGCTTTCTCGATTAGGCTTTGACAGTTAGGCCAGAACTTCGATGATGCAAGATATTCTTGCAGCCATTCATTGGATGCTGCATCTTCGCAGCTGATCTCTGTGTTGTCCGTGAGAAGAAGGCTCGCCCATTCCCTTGCTGCCTTGCGCGCCGGATGGACAGATAGGCGATCGCGCGAGCCGTGATGGTCTGGTGACTCATAGGAGACTTTGTACCAGTTGTCAGTATTGGTATACCAGTTCCACCAGAGCTTGATTCGTTCGGTCATCTGCTCATCGATGGTGTATCCGAGGTTCTTCAGCTTTTGCTTTATGTGAGAAGGGACAAGGAATTCATTCGCTGTCATAGTTCCACCTTTCGTGATGGTGCAACTATCAGCGAAGTGTCGCTATTCCCTTGTGTATGCGTATCTCGACCTTGCCTCTCTCATGTAAGCGTAGCGCAATGAGTCTACCCAGTGGTCATTGCCATCTGGGATTGTGTTCAAGACTTCATCGTCCTTCACCTCGTACTGCATCTCTGATAGCTCCTTATAGAGCCTCGGGCATCTTTCCGGGTCGATGATGATGGTGCAGGACTGCAAGAATTCGTAGGACTTCTTTCTCATGTTGCCCTTGCCAGCAGCACGAGAGTCCACACCTTCGATTCTCTGCTGATCTATCTTGTCGGGGTTCGCATCATCTGAATAGATGGGCTCGTCATGGAATGAAGGCTTTGCGCCCTCTTCATCTGACCATGTCATCATCTCTATGAGCCTGTGCGCCTGTTCGTTAGGCTGGAGCTTATTCCCTCCATCCTCGCAGAAGCAGATGATGGAGTGCTCGTTCGGTCTCCACTCCGTTCCTACAGCAGCCCAGGGGTCGGGATGCCAACCGAAGTCCTGACCGAAGCGGTAATTGTCGAAGGTGCGAATCTCTTCGTCCGTGATCTCCCTCACTACGATACGGTCGAACACTTCAGTTCCGTTTCCTACTGGGAGTCCTAGATATTCATGCTCATAGCTCTGAGGGTCTATCTCTTTCAAGTGTTCGGCATCAGCGATGAACTGCTCACCGAGCCACTCTTTTGGAGCTTCAAGATAGGTAGAGGAGAAGTACCGCGCATCTTCAGCAAGTCCAGCTTCGATGTGCTGGTTTATCCAGCACCTACGGGAACGTGGAGGGTTGAACGTGTAGATACGGATGGCATCATTACCGCCACGGGTGACAGACTGGTTCACCTTACGGATCTCTGCTATGCCAGAGAACTGGTCTGCTTCCTCGAACCACGCGATACCGACATGACCGAATGGGACCTTTATCGACTTGATCTTGTTAGCATTGTCCACACCGCGAAATAGGATCAGTTGCCCCGTTGATTTCTTTCGAATACGAAGGGTAGAGTCCGGCATATCGTACTCGTCTGCCAATCCGAGCTTGTTTATCGCCCAGACTATTTGGGCATACGCTCCATCGCGTAGGTTTATCTTCTGCTTCATGAATACGACTGCGTGCTGGTCTGGGTGGCGCTCGATGTAGTTCACTACCTCAAGGGACGCATCAGAGGACTTCATAGAGCCACGTCCGCCACCGAGCCACAGGTCGATGATCCTATAGGTCGCAGGGTCGTTGATAATGCGATGAACTTCGAGGAATGCCGGAGCTATGAGTAAGCCGAAATCACGCACGAACTCTGACTCGTCCGAGTGTTCATCTTCTGCGTAGGGGAGAAGCTCTTTTGTGGCTTTCACGAGGATGTTCGCCGCGTCTTTATCAAGCACCTTGATACCATCGCCGAGGTCGGTCACAACGGCTTCATTCGCAGTCTCGGCTAAGTTGTCTAGCCGGTTCAAAAGCTTCGCTTTCGAGATAACGCTCTTCTTCGCTGCTCGCTTGTTGAGAGTTTCTAGCCTTGCGGAAACCTTGCTATTCGCCTCTAATCGCGAAGCGGCACTATCGACAGCAGAATCCTTCCAGTTTCGCGATCGTGGGTATGCTTCGCGGTACGCCTGACGTTGCGTGAGGCCACGAGAGCGCGCTTGAGCGTATAGTTCTTGATTCTGTGTAAGCTGGTCATTCATCGGGCATAGTGTGCCCTCTGTGTCGCTAAGAAGAAGGACCAGCCTGGGGAGACTGGTCCTTTAGAAAGGGGCTACAACGCAAGGGAAAACATGGAAAAGCTCACGTTGCGGTTATATGTTCGCTCTCGTGTCGCTCACCTCGATAGCATCCAACCGATATAACCGAGTATAGTCGGTTCTTGGTTCAGGCCGCTGATGAACTGCACATACAGCTCCCAACCTGATACAAACATCAAAGCCAAAACACCTATAAAGATGGCTGCTAACAAGATAAAAACGATTATTTCAAAAACTCTATCTTTCATTACGATTACCCCACTTACAGAAACCATTAGGATCTTCGCCATTAGCGATGAACGTCTCACATTTTGAAGAGATACCATCGTCTATTGTTCCCTCGCAATCCCGGCACCTTACGATCTCTTCGTCAGTGACCCACATATTGAAAAGATCGTTTCCCTCGCCGTCGTAGTTGACAGCTTCGATGGACTTGCAGCCTATGTATTCGCGTACCTGACTCATACCTCCACCCCTAACTCTTCGAGCTTCTCACGGAAGTCAGCGATGTAGATTCCTCCAAAACAGGAGCCGTCACGATTGAACTCATAAGCACGATTGAACATATCCCGTGCCACCTCAGTGAGCTGCTGGTGGCGTTGCTCTAGCGACAGCTCTTTTTGCTCTATCCATTCTTCGCATTGTTCCGTATCTGGAGTATGACCGACGAAATTAGGTTCGTTTCGAATGAGGTCAATGCACCAGTCACACGGACAAACACTGATCATGTCGTAATTCATTGTCCCGTCTTCTTCCTCGATTGGAATCGGGATGGCGTTTCCGCAGTTACCGCATGTCTTTTCCATCACTCCACCACCTTCGCACCGCATACACAGTACGGCGAGTATTCGAGACTGTCTTTTGTTTCGTCATAATGCAGTCTCCTGCCACACTCTGAGCAGACCATTGTAGGCCAAGGAGTATCATCGTAGTTGAACTTAGCAATAGGCTTGCACGCCCGCTCTGCGCGGGTGTTCCAGGCTTCTTCCATTTCGCAATACGAGTAAGGCGGCGGTTCGTTCTTGATCATGCTCACAACGTTACGCTCTGCCATCCTTAGGTAACAGTGATTGTCGTGATGAGAGAATGTCGATGGCTCTTCTGTCTCTTCACAACCGCAGAACGGGCACGGTTTAAGTTCAGTCATGGTTATCACCTCTTAGATCACGCCCACACATGGGGCAGTAGTTGATATGCTCTTCCTCTAGGGCAAAATAGTTTTTGCCAAACAATCGAGCATTTGCCATAGCTGCGATGTACCATCCTTCATCAATGTAGTAGTTGAGATAGATGCTGATTCCGTACTGATCGCCGTTACCGATTGATTTCAGCTCATCGTCACCCCTGCAGTATTCGCAAGCCATTACGCATCATCCCGTTCTCTATCGTTTATCATCCAATCTCGCAACTCGTCTCGGCACCTTGGGCATAAGTCAACAATCGCAGCTTTGTTTACCCCCTGGTATCCATCCCACCATGCCCAGTAAACGCGTATTTCATGCTCTCCTGCCTTTCCGCATCTACATATGCCAAAGAGCTTATAGAGGTGTCTTCCTATCCAATACTTACCGCGCTCGTATTCTGGCTGTGGTTTATATTCAGCTCCGCAGCGATCACAGACAGTTTTATGGATATGTAATTCCATCACGCATCACGCTCCATGATGGCGGTGAGACGGTCGGCAAGATGCTTGAGGTATTCTTTGCTCGGAATAAAATCGGCGGCTCCACGCAGATCGACAAGTAGCTTCTCTAGGCTGTCAGGTTCGCGGTGGGTGAGAACATCGGGCACCGTGCTATGAAAAGTGCCTTCCGAATCATGAAAACCTACAGCTCCCTCGGGATAAAAGCACTCTATCTCCATAGGCTGCGCAACATTCCGATGATTCTTGGTTCCCTCGTCGGTGAGCCATACCGTTTCGCCCTTTTTGCAAGGCACCCCATCAGCATCGAGCACCTTAGGTTCGGGGCGTTTGATGAAGTTGCACTGCCGTCCTTCCTGCTCATCCCACGGCTTAGGGTTTCGTTCATCTTCGTATTTATCTGGATTAAATAGCCAACTTCCGTCCATGTACACACAGCAAACAGCACATTCCCCGATTTCTATCAGGTCGGAATCTTGAACAGGCTCGCCATCCTCGAACCGAGGTCGTGGGATGTAGTATTTCTCGATCTCGTTAGCAATAGCTTTGAAAAGATCCGATGATTTCATTGAAAGCGACGAGAACATATCGATCCCGTAATCGCTCGTAGCTGCTGTTAGTGGCGACCTATTGATAGCCCACTCTCGCAGCCTCTCATGCAGTAGTTTCTTCATTGGTTATCCTTTCAGTCTTAGCGTACGGGCATAACGATTGCTCGAGAGTTGATGCCTTTGATGGTTATCGGATCTACCGGAGACAAGCAGCAGACGTTTACATCCTCGAAACCAACTGAATCGATGGCATCAGCGAGCATGCTTGCGTTCACCTTGAAGCTTCCAGATCCGCTCGATTTACAGCTGATATCCTCTTCTAATGATTCTCCTGATTTAACTTCTGAAGAAACTTGAGCAGAGTCGTTGTCAAATTCGACATTGATAGGGATGTAGTCTTTTCCGCCTAATGACCTTGCCCTTGAGATAGACGCTTTCAAAGCAGATGCGCTGAATTTGGCTTCAGAATCGAATTCCCCTGGGAAAATCCTATCTACATCTGGGTATTTGCCCGATATGAGTCCAGTTGTGAACTCTGCACCGCTATACAAGACCACCCTGCATTTTCGATCAGACATGGATAGCTTCGCAGTTCCGCATTCCTTGGTATCACCGATCTTTTGAGCAAAAGCTAGTGGTATGACACCGCAAAATGACGCATCTTTATCCTTGATGCCGAATTTTGCCTGGGTTGCAATATATGAGTTCGTCGCTGTTGCGTAGATCATGCCGTCATAGACTCTGATATGGACCCCATTTAGGATCGGCCTTGCATTCGAGTCTTTTGCTGCACCCAGCGCGCACCTTCGAAGCATTCCTGCGAATACCCTAGTGTCAATATCTACCGTATTGCTGTTGTCTGTCTCGCCGAACTCGCTAAAACCGGGGAAGTCGTAAGCATCTAAGGAATGAATGTCGAATTTGATTTTCCCGCATTTGACGGTGACAAGACCGTTTTCTATTGCTTCTATTGCCACCGCTTCGTCTGGAAGAGTTTTGCAAACATCGCAGAATTTTCTGGCTGGAACTACCAGCTCTCCTTCTTTTTCAACAAGTGCATCAGCACTGCATCTAGCTGATTGCTGAGGGTTCGTAGCTGATACGGTCAGTTTCCCGTTGTTGGCCGATAAATGGATACAGCTTAGGTTCGCTTCCTTATTGGACAGCGCGATGTTTGACACCACCGACAAAGCGGCTTTAAGTTCTGTTTGATTGATTGTTACTATCACGATTTGCTCCTAAAACAAAGTCATCTGAGAATTGATCATTTCTGCTTCTCGCAGGTTCTGGCACGCGACATTGAAATAGCTGGGCTTCAGTTCTATCCCTACGTATTCCCTACCCATCAAGACCGCCTGATAGCCTTCTGAGCCGATGCCGCCGAACGGAGACAGGACAACATCTCCTGGATTAGACCAGAGACCGATGCACCGCTCGATTACCTCGAGCTGCAGTGGGCAGATATGGCGCTCATCGCAATCTTCTCGAGCGATGCGGCCGTTAAGCGTCTTAGATGGGTTGATGTCCATCCACACAGGCGATGCCCATTCTTGCCAGAGATCCACTGGAAAGTCTTCTGACGTGTGGCTAATAGGCTCTGGGTTATCTCCTGGCTTTCGCATCACCACCACGTAATCGGGTATGCCCTGGCGGCTCATGGATGAATCTTTCCTGATGGTCTTATGCAGCAACCCTAGAGCCTTGGTGCGCTGCATCGCGGTCACAGGATTCTTCCAAATGGTGACCTCTGAGTGATATATGAACCCGACCTTCTGAAATGCTCGGATAAGATCGCCCCTGAAATCACGTATGCCGATGTATCCATCGTTTTGCTTCGAGGTGGGAAGGTTCATGCAATGGACGCACACGCTCCTTCCTGGCATCATCACGCGATATATCTCTTTGATCAGGTACTCGAAGTGATTGAAGAACTCTTCATCCGTTTTGCAGTTGCCCATGTCCCGCTCTGAGTCTGAATAGGTATACAGGCTCGCAAATGGCGGCGAGAAAACCGAAAGCCCGAACATCCCATCAGGAAACTCCGCCAGGCGCTCCACAGAATCGCCTAGGAGCATCTGCCAGCCATCTCCTTCCGCATCAGCGAAATAGCAATCAGGTAGGTCTTCGTCGGCCGACCCTGCAAGTTGCCGTTCCGTTTCTTCAGCCATCGCCTCGATCATGCCGTTTTTGGTAGCCTGCATCTTCTCCTCTTTTCGATTGATCGTCTCGACCGTTGATGATTCGCGCAACGACGAGAAGATCTGCACATTAACCAGGTTTTCTTGCCCGAAACGCCAGCACCTGCGCACTGCTTGATAGAACTGCTCATAAGAAAACGACAAACCGCAGAATGCCTCGTTGTGACAGTTCTGCCAGTTCATACCAAAGCCGCAGATCGATGGTTTAGATACGATCACGCGATACTTCCCAGATGCGAACCCGAGCATCGCGTCTGATTTGTGCTCTGCCTTATCGGATCCTTTTACCTCGACTGCATCAGGAATAGCCTTAGCAAGCGCCGCCGATTCCTCGTTGTAGTCACACCACACGCACCATTGCTCTTTGCTCTCGTTGACCATCGAAGCAATGGCTTCTACTTTCATCGATAGCGACTCTTTCCTGGCTTGACGTTGTGCTTTAAGCCCTTGTTCTGGTACTGCGAACAATCGGCCTTCCGATACCTCATCCACTTCTACGATGTTGGTATTGATATTGAGTTCAGGAAGCTCGAATCCTTCATCTGAGTAGCCAATGTCTGATGGCTTCGAGAGCATGACCGCCCACGTTGCCATCCATCGATAGAAGTCCTTCTCAGCATGTCCTTTCAATCGCCATTTGGACGTGTCACCGCCATCATGGACAAAGAACATGGCCAGCATCTCGGAGCGTTTCATGGCTCCTACGATCTCTGCGTGCGTGCCTAGCTCCATCTGGTCATTAGGGGATGGTGTTGCTGTACAGCAGAGGATGTAGCGTACCGGCATCAACGCTTCTGTGAGCGCGATCCTCGTCTTCGAATCGTGCGATTTTAAGATCGAAGATTCATCGAGTACGACCGCATCGAAATGTTCCAAGCAGAAGTGGCTCACCATCTCGTAGTTCGTTACGTAGATTCCCTTGTCTGCGCATTCAGACTCGTCACGAACCTGATTAACTTCGATGTCGAACTTAACTCCCTCTTCTACCGTTTGCGCTCCCACTGTAAGGGGAGCGAGAATCAAAACACGCCCGTTCGTGTGCATCTTGACTTGACGAGCCCATTCGAGCTGCATGGCGGTTTTGCCAAGACCGCAATCGGCAAAGATGCAGGCTTTGCCTCGTTTACATGCCCAGCGGACTATGTCCGCTTGCCACTTGAACAGCTTCTCCGATATCTTATCTTCTGGTTCGAATCCTGATGCAGATGAGATATGTGTTTTGCTTTTTAGAAAATCTTTGTATTCCATGTTTATAGAATTCCCATCTCTCTATCTCGTTGTAGGTCGACGAGTTCATCACAATGCTGGATGTAGGCTTCTTCCTCGCTTATCTCGTCGACCTTGGTGATGCAGGTAACGTAGTCGATGTATCCTTCGGCCTCGAGCTGCAATTCCTTCCCGCATTCAGGGCAGCTTGTCGTTGCTTTCCCCGTTTGCTCGTGCCAGACGTAGTCATCTAGGTCTTCAGACACGTCAACCCATTCCCCACAAAAGGGGCAGCCGAAGCTCAACATGAAGCTCGCCCTTTCAGCTCTTCGGTTGCTTTGATGATGTCATCAGCGACCTCTTCCTCGGTCATGCCGTAGATGAAGGCGAGGATCTTGCAATGCTCTAAGACTTTCTGCCCTTGAATACCAGCGACGAACTTCGAAGGGATGCCGAACTTGATATTGAGCAGAAGCGCATCTTCAGCACTCTTCTTGATGTCGTTCTGGATGAATTTGATCGCGTCCTCGTAGCGGGCTGTGATTTTCGTTTCCATGTTTATCTCTCCTTGAAGTTCTGGCAGTGGTCCCACTTCTCGTTTTCGGGACGATCGGTGACCCCGCACCAGATGCTCGTAATCTCTATGCCTGCGTCCTTTGCTGTCTGTTTGATGAGTTCGTTGAACTCCAAGAAGTTGTTCAGGCAGCGGTCGCACAAGCTAACGTTGTTGTGGATCACAACTTCTTCCACCCTTTCATGTCGAGAGCCTGGGAATACTTGACCGGTTCATCGGTGAGAAGGTACTCCCAGTGTCCGCAGGTGAAGGTGTCAGGGTTCGTGGCCCACCTGAAGTGCAATCGGTTGTGATGCGCCAGACCGTGGCAGTAGGGCTTTCCATTCGCATCTTGGAGGTTGTTGCCGAACCCACAAAGTGTGACGGTCGGCTTCTTCACCTCGACCCCTTGCCTGAACAACTTCCCTGCACTGCGTTTGACGATGTGGTGCTGTTCGAGCGGTTGATGCCGTCCACAGATAGGGCAGTAGGGAAGCTTAACGCTCGGCTTGCCCATCATCTCTCGGTAGATCTCTGGCAATGTCGATTTATCCATGATTGCCTCCTGGGTGGTTCTTCGCTGTTCCATTGGGGTAGCAGACATGCCCTTGTTCGCATGTGTACGACCAGTGAGGCTCACCGCCGATATAGGTCTGACGGTGGCGGACTTCAGAGCCACAGTAGCTGCAATGAATGACGGATTGCTTGGTCGGTGAAACGTTCGTTTTTCCCTCTCCGAGGTTTTCTTTTTTATTATTTTTTTCTTTAGGATTAGATAAGATAAGATAAGAGGTTTCGTCCTCTTGAAACCTAGGTTTTTCAGTTTCTAAACCTAGGTTTTCTTCTTCTTTATCCTTGGTTTTTTTCACCTCGTTTTTTCGAGGTCGACCGCCTTTCTTGGCGCTTTTTCGCCTTTCGATGGACTGATTCACCGCCGCTTTGATGCGTCTGAAAGAAAGCGATTCGAAGCCTTTAAGCTGTGGCTCTTCGCCCTTCACTCCGTAGTCGACGGCATAGACGATCATGCGGTCACGGTCCTCTTTTGTGATCCCTTCATTCGCTACCTCTGCGTCGAGGTCTGCAAGGATAGAACCGAAGAAAGAGAAGTCTCTGTATTCGATCTCATCCATTAGCCCCTCGCTTCGCGATAGATAGGCTTTGCTTCCTGAAGGTAAGGAACTTCGAACACGCCGTTTAGAGCGTCATCGAGTCCTGTGCTGTTGATAGATTCAGACAACTTCTCTGCCGTCTCTTGGTCGTTTGTCGCGATGACGGGCTTGAACGATCCGAGGGAATTACGGCAGACGATGTAAAGGCTATTCATGGCTCCTCCTAGAACGCAATATCTTCTTCGAGAAGGACGGGTTGCTCAGACTGAATCTTCTCTTGGTCAGCGATGTTCACCAAGAGGTGATCGCGCAACTTCAAGATGTCCTCTTGTGTGTAGTGGCTCGGTGGCTTAGGCGTGCCGTCCTCTTGAGTGATGTTCGCTTGCATCCAAGAGGTGATGCCCTCTTCTTTCGTGCCTAATTCGAGCGCGCGAATCTTCAAGTCTGCGATCTCGTTCCAGAGTGTCTTTCTAGGGTCTTCTGGGGTCGTTTCCGTGACGATTTCCGATTCGATTTCGACATCGTTTTGAGTCGTTTCAGGCTCATAGACCGGTTCATATTCGACCACCGTCTCGGCCTCTCGTGGCACAGAATAGGCTTGCTCTTTCGCCCTTGATTGGTCCATCTCCTCTGCCCCGTAAAGCCCTCCGAGATCCTCTGGGAACGCCTCTCTCAAGGCATGGCAGAGCGGGACTTTGCGGATCATGGTCCCTGGCATGCGAGACCATCCGTTCTTGCCGTATTGGTCGGGCGCGTAGTATTCAGCTAGGGATACCTCATCGTAGATAGGGCATTCATAGCCTTCTACATAGACCTTCGCCCATCCACCCACAAGGCTCTCGCCCTGGAGGACCATAGAGCCTTCGCGACGGTGCAGTTTCCCGTCAGCTCCGATGACGGTGATGCCCGCCTCATGCCCTCTATAACGGGGGTTGCGTTGAGCGCGCTTGGTGAACGTCTCTTTGCCAGCGATCACCGTTGCTGGAGAAGTTCCGTACTTCACGAGATAAGCATCCCTCGTGAAGGGGTTCAGGCGTTGCGCCTGGCACAGCCTCATGAAGGTCTTGATCTCTTGGGAGGTGACATTGTCAGACTTGCTCCCAGAAGCCGCGAGAAGGTCTCTCACGTCTTGTTCGGTGACGGTGATGTTCTGACCGTTATCAGCTTGGTATTCGACTATCTCGTTAGTCATGGACAGCCTCCTTGCATTTGATGGAAGCTCCAGTGATACCGATCTTCTTCAGGACGCGAGCAACGTCTTGGGCGTAGTCTTTCGTCCCAGTGAACTCCATGTGAAGCTCCCAAACGTACTCTGGGGCAGGTTGTGGTGCTGGGACATATACAGGAGCCGTACGTTCTTCCTTGACCGCCTCAGCTGCCTTCTGGGCTTCCTTGAAGGCCTTCATCTCCTCGTCTTTGGCGCGGAGTTCGTTCTCGTATTCGAGAGCCTTGACGAAGTCCAGGGTCTCGGCGAATTTCTTCACCACTTCGTCTGGGTGGTCGAGCTTTTGCTTTCGTAAGGTCTCGTAGTCATGGAGAGCTTTGGCGGTCTTGTCAGCGACCTCGTTCAAGGCCTTCACCTCATTGGTGGAGCGGTTGAGCCACTTGTCCTCCAAGATGGCGGTGAATGAGATCACATCAGCGATAGCACCGGCGCAACCCTCGTACTCTTCTTCGAGAAGTGCCCTACGGGAAGCCTTGAAAGCGGCATCAGCTTCTTCTACCTGGCGCTTGATGTTGTTTCGGGCATCTTCGATCACCTCTTCGATGCCATCAACGCGGCTCTTCAGAGCATTCAAAGGTGCGGTGTAAGCATCTTTGATGCGCTTGAACTCTCCCTTGATGGGAGCTTTCATCTTGTTGAGATCAGCCATGCAAGCCCTGGCTTCCTTGATGGTTGCGTAGTCGTTGGGGTCCACTACTACGTTCAAGTAGGGAGCAACCATCTTCTCTACTTCAGCCTGGATCGCATCCAGGTTGTCGGAGAGAACAGCGGGGGTGTAGCTGATCTCTAGGGGTTCGATCACTACGGTAGTGACCTCTATCTCTTCTGACATGTGATGTCCTTTCTAATCGAATGGGTAGGGGTTTGGTTTGCGGCAGGCAGGTACCTTCATGCGTTCAAGGAACACCCTGCCTCCGCGCCTGAACTGCCGTACTTCTGCGTGGCGGTCGGCGTGGTAGCCTGCCGCTCTCAGTGCGCATACGAGCCTTGATGCTTCAGAGGGGGAAGCCTCTTTGAGTGGTGCTTCTGTCACCTCTGCGATCTCTCCCGCTTTTGAGTTCTCCAAGAACTCCGCGATGGTCTCCTCTGCGAATACCCTCAATTCGATCTTGGCTCGATTGCCCAGCATCGGTAGCTCTTTCTTGTCGATGGTTGTTAGCATGATGGCTCCT